AAGGCAGATAAGGGATAACACTAACAAAAGTATTCAAGAAAGAATCGCAGCCAATGACAAATTAGGCAAGATATTAGAAGACCAGCGTAAGGCTCAGCTAGCCTTAGCTGATCAGGTGGTAAGGGCTGCGGCTGCGGAGCTTAGTGCAAATAAATCTAATCTAGACCTTCAGGTAGCATATAAACAAGCGTTAAATGAAAGGGCTGGAGTATTGGCTCAAATAGCAGGAATCGAATCAGAGCAGAAGCAGAATGCGGTAGCTTTGAATAATGAATTAATAGCATTGAACAAGGCGAAGCAGCAGAGTGATAACGAGCTGTTATTAAATTCCAAAAAGAATAACGCTGAACTTATCACCGATGAGATAGCTAAGATTGACGCTTTGCAGGCTATTAGGGATGAAGAAAGACAAAAAGAACTCCAAAGGCTTCAGGATAATATTAACCTATTCGCAGAAGGTACTCAGGCTCGACTAGATGCTGAGATAGAATTCAACACTAAGAAACAGGAATTTGATAAAGCAGATCAGGAGGCAGCAATTCAGAAAGATAACTTGGTAAAGCAAAGAGCAATAGATGTAAAAAATGCAGAGATTGAAAACGCTTTAGCCTCATTCACATTGAAAAAGCAGTTACTAGAGAATGAGAAAATTGATGCCATTACTAAGGCGGAGCTTGCTATGCAATTGGCGAAGGAAGAGGCTGCTGTTCAGATTGAGCAATTAAATCTACAAAGAGATGCTGAGATAGCAGCCGCTGAAAAGACTGGTAATGATACCCAACAAATTAAGGAAAAGTACAAGATCAAGACTTTGCAAATAAATACAGCCATAATGAAATCCGAAAAGGATTTAGCAAAGGCTAGGATTAACGCAACGACTCAAGCCGCTGACGCTGCTGCTGATACATTGGCAAAGACTTCTGAATTATTCGGAAGTCAGACAAAGGCAGGCAAGGCTTTGGCGATTGCATCTACTACTATTTCGACTATATCGTCAGCTCAAAAAGCATATGAGGCTACTGTCGGTATTCCATTCGTAGGTCCGATACTTGCTCCTATTAATGCAGCCTTGGCGATTGCGGCAGGTATCAAACAAATAGCAGAGATAAGAAAAGTAAAAGTTCCGGGACCGGGTGCTGAGTCTCCTAGCCCGGCAGGGTTACCAACAGGAGGCGGTGAAGGTGCGGCTCCTATTCCTCAGATACCTGAGTTTACTAGTATAAACCAAGCTCAGGTTAATCAGATTTCCTCAAGCTCTGCCGCTGTTCGTGCTTATGTAGTAGAGTCAGATGTGAGTGGCGGTCAGGATAGGGCGGCAAGGTTGGAGAGGGCTGCAAGGATAGGCTAAAGGTTATAAACAAATAAAACTCCCATTATATAGCATGAAACTCCCAGTATACGAGTTAAAAATAAACGAGAGCCTCGCTGATGACAGCGAGGTCTCATACGTGGCTTTGGTCGATGAGCCAGCCATCCAAAAGGATTTCCTAGCCTTCAAAAATGAATTTGTAGAACCTGCAAAGGGTGAGAGCGAGGAGGAATATATAGGCAGATGTGTAAAAGTATTAGTAAATGAAGGAACTGATCAGGAGCAGGCTTTGGCAATATGTTACAGCAAATGGAAGGAAAAGTTTGCAGAGGATTCCTATACTGACTATCCTGAAGCAGCTGTCGAGAATGCGAAAACGGCTCTCCGGTATGCGGAGGAAAACGGATGGGGCGACTGCGGTGAATCCACTGGAAAGTTACGGGCTAACCAGCTGGCAAACAAGGAACCAATCAGCAGAGATACCATCGCAAGGATGGCAGCCTTTGAAAGACACAGACAGAATTCAGACCGACCTCTCGGAGAGGGATGCGGTAGATTGATGTGGCTAGCTTGGGGAGGCGATGAAGGGATAGCTTGGGCGCAGCGTAAACTGAAGCAGATTGATAAGGAAGGAATGAGCTTTCAGATCATGGACGAAGATAAGCGGATTATCAGCGGTCCTTTGATGCTAGCCGATGAATTGATTTACAGGAATAACGACAAGTTCGGAGAGCATTATGTAAAGTTTTCAGCGGAGACTATCAAGGCAATAGCGATAAAGTTTGCGAAGCGTAAATATCAGGCTAATGTTAATATCATGCACGATCCGGACCAAAAGGTTAAGGACGTTACCATGTTCGAGAGTTGGATAGTAGATAAGGAGAGAGGCATACTTCCCATGAAGGGCTTTGAGGATGTAGCAAACGGGAGCTGGTTCGGTTCCTTCTATGTTGAGAATGAGGAGGTCTGGAAGCAGGTAAAGGCAGGGGAATATAGAGGCTTTAGCGTTGAGGGATTATTCGACTATGAGGAGCCTAAGAGCTATGAGGAGCAGATGCTCGAAAAAATCAAGGGATTACTTTACAGTTGATTTCAAAAAGTAAATTTATCGCTTAACTATTTAAGAGTAATTTTTTTAACCAAAACCCATTATATAGTATATGAATCCGAAAGAGATAATCGAGAAGTTAAGATTGACTTTCGCTGAACTGACTGGCAATCCTGTTGAGCAGCCTGTGGCTTTGGCTACTGCTACTTTGATGGATGGCACAGAGGTTGAAGTTACCGAGCTTGCTGTTGGTGGTATCGTTACCATCGGTGGTAGTCCTGCTCCTGTTGGAGAGCATGAGCTATCTGACGGTACTGTTATCGTATTGGGAGAGAATGGCGTAATCATGGAGATCAAGCCTGCTGCTGCTGTTGAGGTAGAAGTAGAGACTAAGAAGGACGACATGGACGCTAAGTTTTCCGCATTCGAAGCAGCTACTAATCAGAAGTTTGCATCTTACGAGAGCAAGTTCGCAGAGTACGAAACCAAGCTGGCTAAGGCTAATCAGGTAATCGAAGGGCTTTTGAATCTCACCCAGACGCTGGCTGAGACTCCGACAGGTAGTGCGGATGCTTCTATCAAAACTACTAACAGCTTTCAGGATGAACCTAAGGCTAAATCATTAGACATTTTATTCAGTTAAAAATTAAAAATTATTAATAATGGCATTATCATTTTCAGGTCTTAGTTCATATACTAAGCAACTCGTTAAGCCGCTTCTTACTTCTGCTGTATTCGAAGGAAAAACTCAGCAGATGATTAAAGACAACGGTGTTTTGATTCCCGGTGCAAAGAGCGCTGTGGCTATTCCTATCATGGATACTGACGCTGTATTCGGCACTCAGTCTTGTAGCTTTGACGCTTCAGGTACTACTACCTTTTCTCAGCGTACTATCACTGTTGGAAAAATTAAGGTAGAAGAAAAAATCTGCCCTAAGGATTTGGAAGCTTACTTCACTCAGGAAGCTCTGAAGGCTGGATCTACTTACGAAGATTTCGGAAACGCTGATTTCCAAGCTGCTTATCTTGCTAAGAAAAACGCTAGAATCTCCGCTCAGTTGGAGACTGCTATCTGGCAGGGAGATACAGGTTCAGCTACTGCTAACCTGAACAAGTTTAACGGTCTGATCAAATTGATCTCTGACGCTGGAACTGCTATCAATGGAAACGTAAGCGGTTACACTGGTGTTGCTGCTATCACTGGCGGTATCACTGCTTCAAATGTTATCGCTGCTACTGAAGGTATTTACAAGGCTATCCCTGCTGAAGTTATCTCTAAAGGAGACGTTAAGATATTCGTAGGTTACGATTGGTACAGGACTTTGATCTTGGCTTACCGTGCTTTGAATCTTTTCTCTTACAATCCTCAGGATGCTAACGCTAAGAGCTTCATCCTTCCAGGTACTGACATTGAAATCATGGCTGTTAACGGTCTGAATAGCACTAACAAAGGTTACGCTATGAGCTTGTCTAACATGGCTATGGCGGTTGACTTGGTTGACGAAGAGAATAACTACAAGATGTGGTATTCTGAAGATAACAACGATGTGAGATTCCGTGCTGAGTTTAAGGTGGGCGTTAACGTTGCCTTCCCTTCAGAAGTTGTTTACTTCGCTGCTACTGCCTAATTTAATAACCGGGAGGGGTAAAACCCTCCCTTAACTATAACACTATGAGTTGTGCAATTACCTCCGGCTATACGATAGCGTGCCGGGAATCAGTAGGAGGTGTAGAGACCATCTACCTGATTGAAAATTCAGCTCTCTACGATGCCTCAGGCAATAGCCGAGTAACTACCGATTCAAGCGGTACCGTTACAGCTTTGACCAAAAATACAGGCAAAAGATTCTATAAGTTTGAAGTGCCTCGTGGTACTGCCAACACAGGTAACGGAATTACCAGCTCAATCGAAAACGGTACTTTCTTCTTTACTCACACTGTGCAGTTCCCTATCAACGATAGGAGCGCATCGACTAGAAACATCGTTACCACACTCGCTAAGAATCGCCTCACTTTTTGCGTGAAGGAAGGAGACGGCGTTTTCCGACTATTTGGAAAAGAGTTTGGTCTTCAGTTGGAGACTACCGAAGCAGGATCCGGAACAGCCCTCGCTGATCGTAACGGGTACCTGTTGACATTCAGCTCACAGGAGCGTGAGGATTTCCTGATTGTACCTGCGAATATCGCTGCTACACTGGAAACTCCGGGTACTTAATAAAAGTAACTAACCAATGAAAAGCTCCTGCCTACTTACGGGTAGGGGCTTTTTCTATGATATGATTGTACTTACTAGAAACATAGACTCTCCGATAACCAATACCTTTGTATTGAGGTTATCGGAGTATCAGGAAGCTCCGACAGCGTGGTATCATTTTACCTTTATCCATCGGGTTACTCAGGATGAGGTGGATGTCTATTTGGAAAATATAAGTACAAAAAGTAACTTTCAAAAATTTGAGATAGACTCAGACGAGTTTGACGATGTTGATACGGGTTACTTTACCTACGAGGCAAGGGCTGCGAATAGTACAGGGACGGCTATTGTAGGTGGTATATTAGAAACAGGGTATATGGTGCTAAAGGATTCAGAAGCGTTTGAGCCTACGAAATACGATGAACAATCTAACCAATTCAAAACGTACAATGGACAATAATTACAGGCATATCGTATTGAACTTCGACATAGCTAAGCAGCCGAAGTTTGAGGAAAAGAAGGGGAAAGGATGGGTTGAATTTGGGGACGATAATAACTACCCGAAATACTTGTTGAATCTTTACAACGAATCACCGAAGCATGGAGCGATAGTTAAGAGTAAATCTCAGTACATATACGGCAAAGGGTTTGAGGTTTCAGGTACTGCTAATAGCATGGGCGAGACTTGGAACGACATTGTAAAAAAGTGTATTAAGGACGATGAACTTTACAGGGGGTACTATCTGCAAATTATTTGGAACAGGGGAAAGAATATCAGCGATATTTTTCACATAGATTTTCAGAAGGTCCGGGTCAGTAAGAGCTGCGAAAAGTTCTACGTTAAAGATGACTGGACCGACTTCAAAGAAAAGCCTAGAGAATACGAAAAGTTCAATCCTGCCAATCCGGTAGGATCTCAAATATTTTATTTTAAGGAGTACAATCCTGCCAGCGTGGTTTATCCGCTGCCTTCTTATTTTCAGGGGCTGAATATGATCGAGTCAGATATTCAGGTCAGCAGGCATATACTAGGAATGGCTAATCGCCAGTTCGTAGCTTCTAAACTTATACAGCTTAACAACGGTGATCCAATCGGGGAAGAGAATAAGGGCGAGGTCGAGAGGGCTTTAATGAAAAAGTTCACCGGGCATACCGGGCAGCAGGTGGTTATCATGTTCAATAAGAGCAAGGATAACGCTGCTGAGATTATGGACTTAGGAAGTACTAGCCTGACCAAAGAGGATTTCACAAACGTTAATAACCTGATCCAGCAGGAAATATTTGCCTGCCATCAGATTACCTCTGCTTCCCTTTTCGGGATTGCTACTCCCGGAGCTTTGGGCGAGAGGAACGCTATCCGGGATGCTTACGAGATTTGGAACAATACCTACTGCAAGTACAGGCAGCAGGAATTTGACGAGGTATTTACGAAGCTAAGGAATATGAAGGGCGAGGCTGGAGAGTTCAAGTTACAGCCTGTTGAACCTTTGAAGTTTGAATTTAGCGAAGGTATCATGTCAGCTAACCTGACTCAGGACGAGATTAGGGAGATTATGGGTAGAGAGCCATTACAGGCTCAGGAAGTAACGGCAGACGGTCAGCTGGCAGTTACATCAGACAAGCCTTCAATCGCCGCTCCAATGGCTTCTAATGACGCTATACGCAATCTTACAGGAAGGCAGTATCAGAACGTTATGAGAATCGTGAGGAATTTCGGTAACGGCAAGCTCACAAAGGAGCAGGCTTCGTTAATGCTGAGGTCAGGATTTGGGCTTTCCGATTCTGATATCAACGCATTTTTGGGAGTGGATGACGATCCCGTAACGGATGACGAGATAAGCAAGTTCAACGATCAGGAGAATGATAGGCTTTACGATGGCTTCGCTGGTTGTGGGGATGATCTTTCGGACTATGAGATAGTCAGGAGTTTACCGATAGGGTTTGCCGATGAGTCGGTAAATCAATTAGAGGCTAATATCCTGAACATCCTAAGCTCGGATAAGAGGGCTACTGCTGAAGGTATCGCCACAGCTTTAGAAAAGCCTGTAAAAGATATTGAGGCGGCTTTGGTTAGGTTGGTTGAAAAGAAAATAATAAACATAAATATAAGCAAGATCGGGGCTGATACTATCAGCGAGACTAAGATCCTGAAACCTTTGGGAGAGCTTGAAGGCAATAAGCCTAAAGAGGTAAGCGAGGTATTTATCCGCTATACTTACGAGTGGAGGGTTAACGCTAACCTAGCAACGAGCAGACCATTCTGTCAGCGGTTATATCAGCTTTCAGCGCACAGGGATAATCCTGCCGCTGGGGGTCGTACTTGGTCCATGACCGATATACAAAACCTGAGTCTAAGGCTAGGTTATTCCGTACTCGATAGATGCGGTGGATGGTGGACGCAGCCAAACGGAGACCACTCTCCGCAGTGCAGGCATCAATGGGTAGCTAATATCGTAACTAAAAAGAAATGAGTAAAAATATCCTTTTCATAACTGAGAGCCTGTTCAAGGAAAGGACAGGAGCATCTACTGCGATAGATGGTAAACAATTATTCCCTATGATCAAGGTGGCGCAGGATATTTATATCCAGCCATCTCTAGGGTCAACGCTTTACAATAGGTTGCAAAACGGGATAGATAACGATGACCTGAATAATGATGAAAAGGCTCTGATAGATTTATATATCACCGATACGCTGGTCTGGTTTACTATGTCTATGCTTCCGATGGTGATGGGTTATCAGTTATTCTCTAAAGGCTTCCTGCAAAAGACTAGTGAGGAAAGCTCCGCTCCTGCTCAAAAGGATTTAGAATTGATAGAGCAGAAGTACAAGTCTATGGCTGAGTTCTACTCGGCTAGAATGATTGCCTATCTTCAGGAGAATTACACAAAGTATTTCGAGTATCTCAATCCGAGCTTAGGGGTAGATACAATATTCCCTAGGATTGACTCTTACAGCTGCCCTATTTATTTGGGTGATCCATACGAAAGAAGGACTCCGAGATATGTCAATTCTTCCTCAGGTTATTCCGCTCCGCTGTATGTGTACTTCACAGCATCGGGAACGGTGTCTACTTTCAACGTACCTGAGCTAGTTAACAGGACTATGATCGCAGCCTTCAGATCAGGATTGAATAAGATTATCACAGCCAGCGCAACAGCTGATACAGGATATATTCAAATCAATAACGGACAGGTAACGCTACCGACTGGGGACTTAACCTCACCGGGTGAGCTGTTTACCTTCCTATACCGATAATATGAGTAAAGGATATAAACGGGAATTCATCGACAAAGTAAAAGCGAAGTTTAATGACGTACAATCAGGTAGTAACGGAAATAGAGGAAGTGCTGGACAATCATGCGATGCTAAACACGGTTCTATTCGAGACGCCTGTAGAGTGGTTAAATCGCAATCAGGTACCGACCTATCCGGTAGCAAGCTACGCAATTAACAGCGGTTCCCTCAATGTAGGAAGGGAGCAAATATACAGGGTTGACCTGTGGCTCCTTGACCAATCAGGAAGGGACGGAGAGTTTGAGACTAGCGTAATCTCAGCGATGCACGGAGTGGCTTATGATGTTTTGAGCATCCTGCGCAAGGGCGGTAATTCTTGGATTATAAGCCCTTCGGTTTCATGGATAGCGGTTTCAGAAAAGTTTGAGGACTACCTGAGCGGAGTGAAGATTACTTTTGATTTAACGGTAGTGAGGGACTACGGTTCATGCGATACGCCAACAGTAAGTTAATATGAAGCGATTAATATTTATATTTTGTCTATTATTGAGCTTGTCCTCCATAGGTCAGGTTTACCAAAGTATGCCTCAATATGGCTATGGTCCTGTTAAGCGTATGGACTTCGACAGCACTTTGTCAATCCCTACGGTTTGCGGTGTACCTACCTTAAAAAGTTTTCTAACAAAAAAAGCGGCTTTAGCTTATGATTCCTGTGGCAAGAAACTCTATTACTATGATCCTAAACTTCTGGCATGGGACACCATTAAGGGTGGTGGCGGCTCTTCAGTAGATACAACAAGCCTCAGCAATAGGATCAATCAAAAAGTTGATAGCACAAAGAGAGTCTCCGATTCGGTTTATTTCAAAGTTAACGGTACTTGGTATTTCAGCCATACGGATCTGATACAGAACGGACGCTGGGGAGATGATACGGCTTTGGTAATTATGGCAAAGGTTCATAACGGAACAGGTACGCAATTATTAAGAGGCGAAATAATATATTTATCTGGTGCGCAGGGCGATGTAGCAAGCGTAAAGAGGGCTAATAATAAGTACGATTCTACAAGTGCTACTACTATTGGAATGGTAAAGGATGATATCGCTGTAAACGATACGGGCTGGGTGGTTACTCAGGGGCAGATTAGCAAGATTAACACGGCAGACTTCACGGCAGGGGATATAGTTTATCTTGATTCTATTGACGGGAAATTCACGAAGACAAAGCAGTACGCTCCTTATCACCTTGTTTTTATCGGAGTGGTTGAAAGAGCAAACGCTGGGAACGGTACGCTTTACATCAAGCCTCAGAATGGATATGAGCTTAACGAGCTGCACGATGTGGCGATTAGTAACCCTGTTAATAATCAGGTGCTAGTCTATTCCGATACTCAGCAGCTATGGAAGAATAGGAGCGTCTATTCGGTGGTGGATACTACAAGCCTAAGCAATCGGATAAATGAAAGCCAAGAAGATTTTATTTCAGTATTAAATTTATTAGGCGGGAGTTATAAGTCAAAAGTAGCTGGAGGTGATTTCCTTAATGCTATTCTGACGTTATCAATAGCAGACGGGAACCAGTATTTTATGCCTATTTATTTGCAGAAAGCAGATACAATTAAGGGCGTTTCATTTTATCAAAGGGCGCAGGGTGCTTACACAGCAGACAATTATAACGGCTTCGCCTTGTATTCTTATTCTGCAGGGACATTGACATTAATTGACTCAACTGCTAACGATGGTAATATTTGGAAAGGAACTGCAAATAGTTGGCAGAGCAAAGATTTTGTAAATAAAACATTATGCCAAAAAGGGCTTTACTATATTTCATTGGTTTATAATACAAGCCTTCAATCAACACAACCAACAATGCAATCCTTTGGAAGTGTTGCTGGAACTAATTATACATTAATGCCCAATGGTAATGGGTACAAAATTTATGGCAATGCCACTGGAAGGACTGCTCCAGTATCAAGTCAGGCATTGAGTGGATTAACTGCATTTCTTA